CTGCAACTGAATGGAGTTCCAACGGCCCCTTGAAATCAGGTTCCACGCCCGCAAGTGCTTCTGCCGCAACGTCGGTGATGGGATGACGTAGCCGCTTTCAAGGGGCGTGAAGGTGGCCCCCATGTCGGCGGAATAGCCCACGGTCACGACCGGGCTCCACGTCGTGAACGGGTTGTTGATGGCAACCTGCGCCGTGTACCCCGTCTTCTGGGACAGGGGTTCCTGGAAGTTGTAGGCCCGGGTCGTGACAAGGCTCTGGTACGGGTTGCCCGCGTCGGACCAAGTTGAAATGGGTGCGGGGGACGTGCGCGAGTTTGGAACGTAGTCGTTGAAGGTGAACACCTGCCCGCCGCCCGGGTTGGTTCCAACCGAACCGGCAAACATGAGCCTTGGCCCCTGCCAGGCAAACGCGGTCGGGAAGAAATCCCGCACGTTCCAGCCCGTCCATCGGCCTATCCACGCCCTCGCAAGCGCATGGTACACCAGAATCACGTTGGCGGTGGTTTGCGTGGCCCCAAGGGGCACCGAGAGCATGTAGCGGTTGCCATGGAAGATGCCATCGCACACGGCCAGCGACGCCTTGTTGACCTGGCTCCAAAGGTCGTCAATCGGGGCGGACAACGGAAGGCCCACGTCGGTTTGCGTTCCAGCCTGAATCTGCGACAGGGACCGAACCCCGTCCCGGGACAGGAAGAAGACATCCGCCCCAACCGCTGCAACGCTCCGGTGGGAGACGCACCCGATGTTTCCGGACAGGACTTGGATGGTCCAGTCGGCCGGGTCCTGCGTCGGGTCGGCGTCCACGAGCCACGTTGACCGTTCCTTGAAGACGACGAGCTTGTACCCGAACCACGAAAACAGGCCCGTGATGGGGTCGCCGTCGCCCCCAACGCGAACGCTCCCAGCCGGGTCCCACGTCTCGCCGTCCAGGATGTCGGAGAAGAAAAGCGTGTCCGGCGTGTTGGCCGTGTCAGCCGATGCGCAAAACAGCCGGTTGGTGTGGCTGACAAGGAAGCGGGGCTTGGCCGGGGGCGACAACGAGACGTAGGCAACGGCGTGGGCTCCTCCCCCGCCACCAATGGTTACGGATGGGGCCGTGGTGTATCCGCTTCCGGGGTTGGTGATGTTGATGGAAAGCACGTTTCCATCATTCCCAACAACCGCCTCTGCGGTTGCCGTGATTCCAGAAGGCGGAGCCGCAATCGTGACGGAAGGGATTGCGGACAGGTTTCCACCCTGATTTATGACGTCGATGCGGGACAGTTTACCGGCCACAATGGACGTGTTGTTGTTGGCTGCCGTGATGTAGGCCAGCGTCGAGGCCCCGTCGCAGTAATACAGCCGCTCGTTGAGCTGGGCGAAGAAGACGTAGGTGGCCGATGCGTCAAAGGTTGCGCCTGCAATCTGGGTCCATGCAACGGATGGCGTTCCAAAGTAGAGCCTTCGATTGCCGGAGGTCGTGAGCGCGGCGACGACCCGTTCCTGCGCGGACGTGTCGAAGTAGAACGCGGACAGGATGTTGGCGTCCGTCGGGAGGTTTCCGCCGTAGTACACGCCCGTCAGCGATGAATGCGTGGACGTGATGTCCTCGTGGTTCCGGTCCTCGGATGCGCCCAACAGCGACGTGCATCCCACGCGGCTTTCCAACACCCCGAAGGCGTCGTAATCCATGTTGAGCGCATCGGCGTAGGCTGTGGCCGGGATGTTGTCGGGGCGCGTTGCGGAGACGAGGCCCCCGGAAAAGGTCGTGTTCCCGTCGATTACCGGCTGGTCGTCCAGCGCGTCTGAGGATTGAAATGGCATGGCTTCACAACACGTCGTCCATCGTCCAGACGGGCATGGCGTCCGGAATGATGCGCGACACTTGCTGCTGCTGGTTGCGCTCCATGTCCTTCATCACGGAGACAAGCGCCGCAGCCTCGGCAAACTTGGCCTGCGCCTTGCCGTGCTGCCGAGAGTATTCCAGAAGGTCGCCCTCCACGAAGGCCATGATGGCGTTCTCGCAGCCGCGAATAGAGAAATCGGCATCCGCCGACACCGCCGCAGCCTCGCCAAGCTGGCGGGTGGGGCTTTGCTGCTTCCCGAGGATGTACAGCGTTCCGTTGGCGTTGGGGGCCGGGATGAGCTTGATCTTGGGAACCCCGGAGAACCCGTAGAGCGCCGGGTTCATCTCCCTTGGAAGGTTGACGAAGTTGCTTGGCGTCGCCCTGCGGGAATCGACGTTGTTCCATGCGCCCGGGTCCAACTGGAAGAACAACTGCCAGTCCGCCGATGGAACCTCCACGCCATCCGGGTCGGCGTCCGTCGTGAAGCGGATGGCAACCACCAGGTCCAGGAACATGGCCCCGTTCGTGGACGCATAGCTCATGTCCACAAGGTCGTCGATGATGACCGGATCGACGCCCGCCGTGATGGACTTCGTGACAACGCCAAGCGTGTCGTTCCAAAGGCACGAATCCCAAAGCAGTGCATAGCGCCGGACGGCAAACCGCTTCGCCAAGGCCAGCGTGTCGGCGTCCGTGAACGAGAGCTTGTCGCAAGCCGCCTGTGCCGCCTCGCTGGGTTTCATGCTAGATGAGCCTCAAGAACAACCTGAGATTCCACTCCGTCGGGTTGAACGTCACAATTCCGCCGGTGTTGCGATTCATGATCTGTGATACGTTTCCTCCAACGTTCGTCGTCAGATACCAACTGGATGCGTTGACCGTGAGTTGGTAAAAGGCATTCCCCCATGTCGTAAACCAAACAGACGACAACGGCACCCTGTCCCCGATTGAAAACCCGTTGTTGGCCGTCACGCATTCAAGGAACGCATCGAATTGAACCGGGTTTGCCCCAAGCGTGTGGGCACCCGTGATTTGTGCCACCCCACCCGTGTTGTTCCATGCGTAAAGCGTTGCAAGGCTGATGTTTCCGCTGTCCCAAACGGTTGGCCTGATTGCCGAAACCAACGCCGTCTTGACCCTGTTGGAGTCCGCCGAGTCGCGAATCAGAACCGTGTCGGCACCGACCGGAGTCGCCTTGGAGGCAAGGTTTGGGGTCGTCCACGTCGCGGCGTTCAGGGTGAATGAGTCTCCAGCGGCATCTCCAACGGTCGTGTTGCCGTTGAAGGTTGCATTCCCGGTGACGGTGAGGTTGCCACCGCAGTTGACCGCCCCGGTCGTCGTGAGGCTGCCAGCCGATGCGGAGCCAAGCGCGGACGTGGACGTGGCCGTGATCGTCGGGGATGAAATCCCGCCGCTGAACGTGGCTGGCTGGGCAAACGAAACGCTGGAGTTGAACTGCACCGACCCGTTGAAGGTCGCAACCCCGCCCACGGTAAGGGACCCGGACAGGGAGTTGGAACCCGCCACGTCGTTCTGGACGAAGGCCCTGCACGTCAACGTCTGCGACGTGGACAGGTTGCCGCCAAACGATCCGGTTGCCGTGAAGACGCACGCCCCGGTCACGTTCAGCGTGCCCGCAACGGCCGTGTTTCCGGTTGCGGCATCGACCGTGAACCGGGTTGTCGCCACGGCAAAGTTTCCAGCCGAGGAAAGGGTTCCCCCAACCACGGTGTTGCCGCTCGCCGCAGCAACCGTGAACGTCGAAGCGCCAACCGTGAAGTTGCCCGTGGACGTGAGCGTGCCAGAGAACGTGGACGCGCCACCAGCCGCGCCAAGCGTCAACGCCGCATCGTTGCCAAGGCCATCCGACAGGAGCTTGGACGTGGTGAGCGCGAGGTTGTCACCGGTCTTGAGATACCCTGGGTATCCGGATGCAATCGTGATGCCTGTAAGCGGTGTTCCCATGGCTACTTGGCTTTGACGCGGACGGTGTTGGTCAGGCTCGCGGTCTGCGTGCGGTTCGTCGCGGGCGCGTTGGTCTTTGCCTCGCGCAACGGTGACGGCGGAACGCCGATGCTCAGCTTCTCGCGCACGCTTTCCTTGGTCGTCCCGATGCTGGCGTCCACGTCAGACGTGAACGTGGCGTTGGTTGGGACCGAAATGTAGAAGTTGCGCACGAGCCCAAGCTGGAGCCTCGGGGCCTGGGGAACCTGGCTGGACACGTCGAGCCCAAGCACGGTGTTCTTGACCACCACTGACTTGCCGACGTTGTGCGCGCACCCGACGAGGGTCAGCGCGAGGATGACGATTGACGGCTTCATGCTTTGTCAGGGATATCCAACCTTGCCCTCGATCTTGCGGATGCGCCCGTCAACCTCGCGGTGAAATCGGTCCGTCTGCTCGATGTGGCGGTCGAGACGCTGGCCGATTTTCTCGATCTGCTCCGATGCCTTTCGGAAATCGCCCATCATGCTCGGGAGATTCGTGGACACGGACAACAGCGCGTTCCGTGCCTCCGTCGTGGTGTCGTACATCCGCGACAACCACGGGGCGGCGGCGAGGGCGCACAGTATGAGCGTCGGCGGCGTCCCGGCTGGCAAGAGACGAGTCCACGCATCAATCCGCTTGGCCTGTTCCTCGCTCATTGGTTGGCCTCCCTGTCCGCGTCCCGAAACACCTGGTCCACTTGCTCCGGCGTGTAGCCGATGGCCGCGCCGAGGGCGTTGATCGTCGCGCCGTTGCGCTCGATGTCCGGATCCGCCTCCCACTTCGCGCGCAAACGGTCGGCGTTGGCACCGGCATAGGCGGCGATGGCAGCCTTGAGCGCGGCCTCCTTCCCGGCGCGTCGAAGGACCAGAAGTAAGGCCCACTTCGGCACGCTGACAGGGACGTGAGGAGGAGCCGGAGGCGCGGGCTTGTAGCCCTGCGCCGCGGCGTCCTCCATCGTGAGGTAATCGCCCGACGGAACGCTCTCGTCACTCCATTCCCACGGGCCAATATAGGTCCGTGCCTCTTGGTTCACTTGGACAACTCGCATGTCAGT